CAGGGCTCCACCAGAAAATAAACGTACCATTTGGAGTAGTAGCAAATGTTGAAATCTAAGCAGTACACTAGCAGCGATAGTCAGTACAGGGATATACGCACACGGCTTATTCGATTGGAGAGTAAGTTAGTGCGTGGCTTCGAAGAGCTAGGTGTAAGCCTAGAAGTCGATGCGGACTGGCTCAGCGTAGATGATGCGTCTAACATCGTTTACCTTTCTACGCTGGGTCGGTCGCTTACTGTAGTGTTACAGGAAATGAAAGTGCGGGGTGCCACTAAGATTGGCAAGGAGTATGAAGTAGTACATAAAGGAGAAACGGTATGCATGCTGACGTACAATCCGAAATTCTAATACCAAAAATTGTGGACGAATTCGATGGTGGTGTTACCATTTACGGCATGAACTACGGACGTAAGTGGATCGTGTACGGCAAGGACTTATTGGATGCTAAGAAGAAAGCTAATCTTGCGGTAGAAAAAATTTTAGTGGAGCTTAGTAACCATGTACAACCCTTTAGAAGCGTATGAAGATCAGGTAAGAAAAACGGTAGACCAAGCTGTTCTAGAGTACTTTAGGATAGTCATGGATGTAGTAGATGAAAATTACACAGACGAGCCCATGACGCCAGAAGACGTGTATAACGTGCTTATGTTTGTACTTGAGAACACAGAACTCAATATGATGTTTAACGACATAAAGCTACACTAGGAGACTATATGAAGCACAAATCAGACGGCAGTAGTGCTGTGTACTACATCGTGCCGGAACATGTAACTCAACTACAGGACTTGATTAGCTACAAGAATATGAACGCACAAATAGGCGAGATATTCAGAGCGTGTTATCGCTACGGTGAGGTAAGCCACAGCGAGATGCTGCGTGACGCCAAGAAGATTAAGTTCTATGCAGATGCAGAGATTGAAAGATTAACGAGGTATGGGGATTGTTTAGATGCCAATGAAACCGGGAACGCGTCATAGGATACGCAAAGGTGAAGAAACTGATAACATAATTGTTAAAGAACTTAGTCACTATAACCAAAGTAAGAAAGAACATATGTGGCATGCGGAATGCAAACATTGTGGATCTGACTTGTTGGTAGTGTCTAGCCAAATAAAGCGTCGTAAGTCATGCGGGTGTACCAAACGTAAACGAAAGCCAGTACTAAGAGAGGTGCGGGTTAGCTCACCAGCTGAGGCTATAGTGCGAGGTAGGTGGGTATAAAAGTGCGTCTGATTGGTAATGAGTGTGCGTCTAATAGGGAGAGTGAGTGATGTTTTTTGTTTATGGAAAAGAGAGCTGCCCTTACTGCCACGAGGCAACGAGGCTGTTAAAAAAGCATGGGTATGAAGTTGTGTACCTTGATGTAGGTGAACGCCCAGAATGGAGAGATCCTGAATGGAAATCTGTGCCACAGGTATTTCACGGTGGTATTTATATTGGTGGCTTCGGCGACCTTGAGCGGTATTTGGAGACGTTGTAATGGAATGTTTTATTTGTCGGGGAGATGTAATTTGGCAGAGCGACTTCGATGGAGAGGATGTTGGTTACCCTGCATTTGAGTTGGTTACTTTTTATACATGTGTCGACTGTAAGGCTGAATATGAAGTTTGCGTAGGAGCAAAAGAAGATGACATTTAAAAGAAGATCTACTGTATTTGAAGACACACAGGATTTGCTTGATTACCTGTGTACAATTATGGGAACTAACCATGGAATTTCTGAATACATGCTTATGGAATTGCATGAATCGCTTAAGGGTTTATACAAAAGCCTAGTTAGCCTAGAGAATAAATATATTCTACTAGAAGCTAACCATGAACAACTAAAGGAAAAATATCATGAACTACAGAAGACCACAGGGCAAGCAGTCGATGCGTAGAACAACGTACGGCAAAGGTGACACACCACGGTACGTAGACAAAGAAAAATTCGACGATGCATTTGACCGGATATTCGGTAAGAAAGGGGATAACAAGGAGAAGAAAGATGAGGATAATAACCCTCGACTTTGAGACTTACTACGACAAAGATTTCTCACTGAGTAAGATGCAAACGGACGCCTATGTCATGGATGACAGGTTCCAAACTATCATGGTGTGCTTGATGGATGAGCACGAGAACAAACAAATAATTATGGGGAGCGACGATGAAATACGCGAAGCGCTTACTTCTTATTGCGATTGGTCTAACACTGCTGTACGTGCACACAACGTGCTCTTCGATGGTTACATCCTTGCTTTTAGGTATGGGATACGCCCTAAACTGTGGATAGACACAGCGTCTCTGTCACGCATGCATTACCCTAACAAGGTATCACATTCGCTGGCCAACATGGCGAAGCACTTCAAGCTACCTGATAAGGGTACGGCAGTGCACAACGCTATGGGTAAGACGCTAGAAGATTTCCTAGAAGACCCAGAAATACTGCAAGAGTACATCGAGTACTGTGAGCACGACACGTGGCTGTGTAAGCAGATAGGTGAGAAGCTAGAAGAGCGGACTCCACCACTCGAGATTAAGTTGATTGATATGACGGTGCGTATGTTTACCGAGCCCAAGCTAGTGGGTGACGAAGCCATGATGTGGAAGCTGTACGAAGACGAGGTCGCACGCAAAGAAGGTCTGATGGCACTGGCTGAGCTTAATCGTGACGAGCTTATGTCTGCCAATAAGTTCGCTGCAAGACTTGAAGCACTGGGTGTTACACCGCCCAAGAAGATAAGCCTACGCACGGGCAAGGAAACCTACGCTTTTGCTAAGACAGACAAGGACTTCACTAACCTTATGGAGCATGAAGACTCAGATGTTCAGGCTTTAGTTGCGGCTAGGCTAGGTGCTAAGACCACTATCGCTGAGACTAGGGCACTGCGGTTCTATGAGATGGCTAAGCGTGGTCCGTTGCCTGTGTACCTTAACTTCTGGGGTGCCAAGACGACTGGCCGGTACAGTGGTGGCAACAAAGTAAACTGGCAGAACCTACCTGCTCGTGGTGTTAGTGCAGGCTTACGTAAAGCGCTACGTGCTCCGGCAGGGCACAAGGTGCTGGTAGGTGACTCGTCTAATATCGAGCTACGTACGGTAATGGCACTAGCAGGGCAAGACGACGTGGTCACGAAGTTAGAGGCTGGCGTAGACATGTACTGCGACTTCGCTACCAAACTGTTCGGGCGACAGATAACCAAGGCCGACAAGGCTGAGCGGTTCTTAGGTAAGACGGCTATGCTAGGTCTACAGTACGGTGCAGGTGCGCCACGGTTCCAAGAGATGGTGCGGCAGGCGTCAGTGTACCAAGATGGCGTAGAGCCAATCACTTTGGACAGAGCACACGAAGTAGTAGATATATACCGTAGCGTGCATTACAAAGTTGTAGAGATGTGGCGCAAATGTCAGGATGTTATATTGCCAGACATAGCTAACGGCTGTAACTGGATACCCGTAGACGAGCATGGGTGGTTTATCACTCAGAAGTCTGGATTCGGTAGACCCGGCGAACCCGGTGTTGTTTACTACGACTTGCAGTACGACGAAGACGAGTGGACTTATCAGATGGGCAGACAGCGTGTCCGCATCTATGGTCCAAAGGTTGTAGAAAACTTGTGCCAACATGCTGCAATGAAGATCGTTATGTGGCAAACTGCTCGTATCAACCACTTATATCCTGTTGTTTTATCAGTACATGACGAAGCTGTCTGTGTAGTGCCAGAGGATAAGTTAGATGAAGCGCGAGCGTATATGGAAGAATGTTTAAACATGACACCCCAGTGGTGCAGAGGTCATATACCCGTCGCGTGCGAAACTGAAGTGGGAGACTCTTATGGTGAAGCAAAATAGATGAGGTAGTTGATGTCAAGCATGGGCCTGTCGTATAGTCGACTCAGTACGTTCGAGCAGTGTGAATCTAAATTTGATTACTTGTATGTTACTAAGTCCGTGCAGGACATGGGCGGCGAAGCCAGCGCCTACGGCAACAGGGTACACGAAGTACTCGAGCTGTATGGCAAAGGTGAACTTAATGAAGAAGAGCTATCACTAGAAGGTAGACAAACCCTAAAAAGGTGGGGCTCACTTGTTGACACAATAAGGAGTAAACATGGAGACAAATACTTTGAATACCAGATGGCAGTGGATGAAAGTTGCAATCCTTGTGACTGGTTTGATCCCAGCGTTTATATACGTAGTATTGCTGACGTGCTTGTGGTGGATGGGAAAAGGGCTTACTGCCTTGACTACAAGACTGGTAAAGTCAAGGATAACCCGACTCAGTTACAGCTGTTTGCAGCTATGGTGTTCTTCCATTTCCCAGAGGTGGAAGAGGTCAAGACTAGCTTCATTTGGCTCAAATTTGATGAAACAACTGAAGCAGTCTATAGAAGAGCTTACTTAAAAGAACTGTGGACTGGACTCAAACCTAGATTTGAAAAAGTGCATGAGACTATTGAACTTGGAGTTTTTGAATCTAAGCCATCTGGACTATGTCCTTGGTGTCCTGCCAAAGATATATGCCCAGATGCTAGATTACGAGGTAGAAGATGAAGAATGAAGGCGACGTCAAAAAGTATGTTAAGAAGATCATCAGTAGCTACGACGCTGATAAAGTATGGTTTTTTATGCCACCTGCTAATGGCTATGGTCGGAGTGGGATTCCTGATTTTCTTGGGGTTATCAATGGCTATCCGTTCGCTATAGAAACTAAGTTCGGCACTAACCAACCTACCAACAACCAAGTGCGTGAGATACACCACTTAACTAGGGCAGGATCTAAGGTGTGGATAGTGCGTAATACTAACTGCGATCAGTGGGCTAGTGAATTTAGAGCGTGGGCCGCGTTATGCTTGTAGTACCTGATAAGCAGCAGCTTATTCTTGATAGCTCACTTAACGACTCTGTAGCAAAATTTATACCACACGCGAAAAAGTTTACCCACGATGGTAAAGAACTACTGGCTGTTAAGTACGGCGTAGAAGAATCGATCGTGCTTAAGAACATGGGCTTTAGCATACCCGAGCCTATACGCCACTATTATAGCTGGCCAGCAAGATTCGCACCGATGGAGCACCAGATAGATACAGCCGCGTTCTTGACTACACACAGACGTGCGCTGTGCCTGAATGCTCCGGGTACTGGCAAGTCCATTAGTTCTTTGTGGGCGGCGGACTTTTTGATAACTATGGGTGTGGCTAAGAGGGTATTGATCATAGCTCCGCTGTCGACACTGAAACCTGTATGGGGTTCTGAGATACGGCACCACATGCCACACAGACAGTTCGAGCTATGCGTAGGAACTAGGAAGAAAAGATTAGAGCTAATTAACAAGCCGGGATTACAGTATCTTATTATCAACCACGACGGCTTCACTGGTTTGGCTGGCGAACTGAATGACTTTGACGTTGTTATCTACGACGAAGCTACAGCACTTAAGACACCGTCGTCGCAACGTTACAAAATATTTAGTAAGTGGATGAACGCCCACAAGCCGTGGCTATGGTTGCTAACTGGTACGCCGATATCGCAGTCGCCTGCTGACGCTTGGACACTAGCGAGGCTGGTTGAGTCGCCTACTGTAGCAAGAAGCTACACAGCGTTTAAAGATACTGTGATGAAGAAAGTAACGCAGTTTAAGTGGATACCGCGCGAGGATGCGCTGACTACGTGCAAGAAAGTATTGCAGCCGTCGATTCGGTTTAGCTTAGATGAGTGTAAGGATCTACCAGACACAAACTTTGTAGGGCGAAAGACCGAGCTGACGCCACAGCAACAGAAAGCGTTTAAGGATATGCAGGACAAAGCGGTGACTACGTTTGCGGAAGGCCAAGTGACCGCTACCAACACAGCCGTGATGTTGTCCAAGCTGTTGCAGATATGTTGTGGTGTTGTCTATAGCGAGGACAGTACAATTGCCATAGACTGCGCTCACAGGTATAATACCCTTACTGAATTATTAGACGAGATTGGAGATAAGGTAATCGTCTTTGTGCCCCTGAAAGGCGTGCAGAAATGGCTTATAGAGAAACTGGAAAAAGATAAATACGATTGCGCGTTAGTAAACGGTGACGTTGGCAAGAAAGAACGCGACGAGATATTTTACAACTTCCAGCACACAGATAAGCATAAAGTATTAATTGCACACCCAAAGGTTGCGGCTCACGGTCTGACACTGACACGAGCAAAAGACATTATTTGGTACGCTCCGATCTACTCTCTCGAACAGTATGAACAGGCTAATGCCCGAATCAGACGTTTGAGTACGGAAGGCAAAACTACTGTATGGCACATTTACTCAACCAAATTCGAAGCGGAGCTTTATCGTCGTCTCCGAGCGAAGCAAAGCACGCTAGCCGAGTTCTTAGACTTGGTGCGTGGAATAAACAACGACGATATAAACTAGGAGACTACTATGAACTATGAACAGGCAGCTGACCGCTACCTTAAAGTTCGCCGTGAGCTAGACGAAATCGAGCGAGCATACAAGGAACAGAAAGCGGCAGTGAAAGAGAAACTAGTAACACTTGAAAACTGGTTTACGGCTAAGGCACAAGAGGATGGTTTATCGTCCATCAAGACTTCTGCTGGCACCGCATACTGGTCAACGCACCACTCGGCAACTGTCGGGTCGCGTGAAGATTTCTTTGCGTTCTGCAAGGATAACGATGCTTGGGACTTACTAGAAGCGCGTGCATCGAAGGTTGCTGTAAAAAGCTATATCGAGGCTGAAGGCGCTCCACCACCCGGGGTCAACTACAGCTCTGTAAATGTGTTTAATTTCCGTAAATCTAAATGAGGATAAGTCTATGACTACTATGAATGTACCTGCTCACATCGCTGCGCGTATTGCTGAGCGTAAAAAGAACAAGACGAACACACTCGCTTCGTCTATCGTAGGTAACCAACAAGGCGTTTCATTGCCGCGTATTAGCACTCGTGCTGGGCGATTCCGCTTAGTAGAGGGTGGCGTAGAAAGTACCGTTGGTACTACACTTGATGTTATCGTTGTAGGCGTTAACCCTAAAGTATCCAAGGTATTTTACGGTCGCGCCTTTGACCAGTCGGCAGAGAATCAGCGTCCTGACTGCTTCTCGAATGATGGCGTTGCTCCTCACTCGTCTGTAGAAAGTCCAGTGTGCAGTAATTGCGCTAGTTGCCCACACAACGTCCTCGGCTCAAAAGTACTGCCATCTGGTGCTAAGTCTAAGATGTGTGCGGATCAACGCCATCTAGCCGTTGTAGCTGCGGCTGACCCAAGCAAGGTGTACAGCCTAACCATTCCTGTGTCTGGTATGAAAGCGTTACGTGAGTACTTCGCTGACCTGTCTAACTACGGCATCGGACCAGAAGAAGTAATCACCGAGCTTGGCTTTGACGACAATGCGAGTTATCCTAAACTTGTATTCAAGCAGAAAGACTTCATCACAGAAAAGGCGATACCTGTGGTTGAGAATTTGCTCGAATCTGACGAGACTAAGGTAGCTATACGATTGCTAGACCCCACTGCAAACACTACTGCACTGGCGGCACCTGAGCAGAAAGCCAAGCTAGAAGCACCTAAGCCAAACCCAGAAGATGACGAAGCATCAGCGTATGAAGAAGAACCAGTCGTTGCCAAGAACACAGAGAAGCCGAAGGTAGAACCTGTGAAGGCATCAGATGAACTGGCCGCTAAGCTAGACAGTCTCTTCGACTAGATACGTGCCCCCTTCGGGGGGCTTTTAACCAGAGGACAAATTGTGGATATACTTAATTTTCTTACGCGCGTCTGTCCAAGACAAGACGAAATAGTAATAACAACACTAGATAAGAAAAGCGACGGTAACACAATTTTTTGGAACAGGGGGTCGTACAAGTACAGCGAGCTACAGGAAGCCGCTGACATAATCCCAGAATGGGATGCTAACCCCTCAACCACGGTTTACTTCAGCATTGGTGCATTTGCAGACCATATCGAAGAGGTCGATGGGAAACAAAAAATTCGTAGAACCCAAGCTAACGCTACTTACTTCCGCGTACTGTGCTTTGATCTAGACTGTGGTGAAGGCAAGCCATACGCTACTTTGGAAGCCGGGCTAGTAGAGCTTGTTCGTGTTGTTAAAGAACTGAAACTACCGAAGCCGCTAATCGTAGGTTCTGGTGATGGTGCACACGTTTACTGGGTACTGGATAAGGACATTGAGAAAGATCTGTGGGTAGAAGTATCTACAGCGCTTAGTCACGCACTAGCGCAACACGGCCTTGAGATTGATGTTTCTAAGATCTTTGACCCGTCTATGGTATTGCGGCCTGTGGGTACTTACCACAAGAAGCGTGAGCCATGGAAAGAAGTAAGCCTTCTCGTAGACGACGGCCAAGCGCATGACATCTACATGCTATATGGCAAGGTTAAAGACTACGCGCTGAAGGTTGCACCGCCCAAGCCCAAGAGCAAATTGTTAGACGCTGTACTTAGTACGCCACTTGATAGTGATCTGGATGTAATGTCTATCGGTGAACACTGTAATCAGGTGCGAGCGCTTATCGAGTCTGGTGGTGTTACAGATGCGGCAGGTAATCCAGTGGATGAGCCCATGTGGCGGGCGTCGTTGGGCATTGCTAAGTTCGCTAAGGATCAAGAGGAAGCCATACTGTACTTAGCCGGTGGGCACCCAGAGTTTGACCTAGACGAGAACATGAAGAAGATCCAAGGCTACAAAGGCACTGGGCCGACTAACTGTTCTACGTTTGCTCAGCTGTGTCCGAAAGGCTGTGAAGGCTGCCCCTATCTAGGCAGCAAGACATCACCTGCGCAGTTAGGCGGTGTAGACCAGATCGTTGTACAAGAACCCGTACATATAGATGCTGGTGTTCCAGAGCCTATGCCAGCGGAGAAGAAGATAAAGCTACCAGATTTCTATAAGGTAAATGGTGGCAAGCTCTACAAGGAAGTAGAGAAGTTTGATGATGACGGCAACCCATACAAAGACATGGAGCTGATATCAGACAGGCTAATGTATATACGCGGCATATACTACGATAGAGAGGCGAAGACTACTTCGTTTACTTTGGCAGTACACTACCCTAACGACCGTGGCTGGGTAGAAGAAGACCACCCAATAGAAAAGATATCTATGGTGGGCAAGGACTTTGCAAACTTTCTAGCTAACTTGCAAATATTTTGCGTGCGTTCATCCGCACAACAGGAGAGATTGAGGGTATATCTGATGGACTACTTAACTATGGTGCAACAACAATCAAGTACTGGCTATGACTACAGGTCATTTGGCTGGCAGGAAGACGGATCATTCATATGCGGTAACAAAGTAATAAATCCGCCACATGGTAACAATGATAAGCGATTGGTTGGTGGAGCAGCACAACTTTCTGTTCATATAAAACAGAGTGGTGAGCGTGATAAGTTTATTGAAGCAATGTCAATGCTTGATAAGTACCCCGGCACTGAAACAGTACGATCTTGCGTACTATTGGGCCTTAGCGGCATCCTTGCCAAGTATTTGGGTAACGGCTCTAGTATGATATCGGTGTACTCAACACTTACTACAACAGGTAAGACTGCGGCACTGCTTTCAGTTAACAGCCTATTCGGCGAGCCCAAACCACTGCTTTCATCTAGACGAGATACCAACACGGCAACGTTCATGGTTAGAGGTGCGCTTAACAACATACCAATGACTATCGACGAGTTCACAATGATTGATGCACGTGAGGTTGCAGATCTTGTTTACTCGTTCAGTGAGGGTCGCGATAAGAAGAGTGCTACGCAGACTCGTCAGCTTAGGGATGCGGCAACGTGGGAAGGGCCAACGTTCGTATCAGCGAATACTTCAGTCCTAGATAAAGTGTCAGAGGCAAAGGCTCAGAGCGATCCGCTGCGCGTTCGCGTACTTGAACTACCACAGAACGACAGGCGGTTTGTTAGCCTATTAGACGAAGATGGGTACAAGATTGCGCACAAGTATATTGACTTGCTGTTAGAAAACTACGGCTTCGCTATGCCAGAGATTGCTCAGGCTGTGTGTGACTTAGGCGGCCCAAAAGACGTGGCGAAGAAAGCACGAGAAGATTTTGTACGCACGTTTAAGTTTGAGTTCGAGGCTCAGGAACGTTTCTACGAGTCTATGATTGTAGCTTCTTGGGGCTTAGGTAAGATCGGGCGTGCATTAGGCTTACTACCGTTTAATATAGAAGACACGATAAACCACATGCTTAGAGTAGTAGACGATAGTCGCAAGCGCAGTGAGGCTTCGGTGGTAGACGCTATAGACGTTATAGGACAGTTCATGCACGAGAAGAACGATCAGCGTATCGAGGCGTACAAGCAGTATGGTGACAAGAAGTTTCAAGTGCATATGCCAGCGCCATCTAGAGCTGTTATGCGCCAAGAGATCGTTACAGACGGCAATGGGAAGCTGATGCCCGGAAGTTTGTTAGCCATTAACAGAGCGATATTTAAGAAGTACCTACGGGATACTAATGACGCAGAGGATCGGGTACTGCGAGAACTTACCTCAATGGGTGCCCTACTGGATGATAACCGAAGGGTTACAATGTTTAAGAACTGCCAAGGTCGTAACCCGTCGCAGACATATTGCATAGTTGTTAACTTAACTCATCCACGGTTTGCGGATATAATTGACGAACTGGATGGCAAAGAGACTAACAAACTCGTAGCCGCCGTTAACAATGTAGATCAAGCGGAGGGAGCGTAATGCCACGCAACTACAAGAAAGAGTACGACAACTATCATAGCTCTGGTGAGCAGAAGAAAAAGCGGGCCGCACGTAACGCGGCTCGTAGCACTATGAAGAAAGAAGGCAAGGTCAGGAAGGGTGACGGCAAAGACGTTGATCACAAAACCCCTATGGCTAAGGGTGGCGGCAATGGTCGCAGTAACCTTCGAGTAAAGTCTAAGTCAGCTAATCGCTCTTTCGCCCGCACTAAATCCGCAAAGATGAAGTAATCAATCGTCCACTAGATGTTTGTTAGTTAAGTAGACTAGCTTGCAGAAGTGGACGAACTCTTTCATTGGAAGTTTCTGTTTCATAGCATTAACGTGCTTATGTACAAGCTGTATGTTTTCTTCGACATATGGCTTGTTTGAGTCTATACGATCAATGGATACCGAATAGGTATTTCTTCTCCCTGTTTTCTTAGCTGAGTGTTCGTGCTTACCCCAGCCGATAGGAAGACTAGTCAGTGCGCATACCTTTCCCTGTTTGTCGTAAACACGTTGTAGCGCTTCTGGGGTTAGTGACCACTCTATGCCACGACGTTTGGCGTTAAGTCGCTTATGGTTAACCCACATTAGTAGAACATCACCGTGGTAAGACAATGACTTACTATTGTTCATTATTTTTATCGCGCAGATTTTACACAAAGTTTTATTTTTGCGTGCTGTGCGGGCATTGTATTTATTTGAGAATATTCTTATAGCCCCACACGAGCTGCATGGAACTACAAGAGACTCAGGTACCGCTGACATTTAGTTTATTTCTTAGGCTTTTTGTAACCGGAAGCGTAGATAGCTTTAGCTTGTTTCTCAGCTTCGGCTTTAGTCTTATAGACCTTGCCGCTCTTCCCCCACTTATACCCGCCTTTTACTTTGTGTACAGGCATTATTTTTTACTTTTGTTTTTTGCAGCTCGCATACCGCGCTTAGGCATACTCTTTTCTTTCATCAAGCACTTCCCTGCTTTCTTACACTTAGCTGGGTGTGGGCATCCTTTGCACGGTGTCATTTCTTTTTCCTCGCTGTTTTAGCTGACTGTTTGAACGCTTTTTCGGTCGGAGCCCCATTTGACCCCGGCTTACGCATCTTCTCTCCACTACCTTCTTTAATGCGCTTACGCTTGGCGTGGATGTTTGCGTATAGTCCCTTGCTCATTACCATTTTTCCTTGTTGGCCCAGTAAGCTGCTGACATCTTGCCCTTAGCAATGTTCTTACCGTGACGAGCTTTGAAGCTAGCACGTTTCTTTTTCATTGCATCGGACTCGCCTGACTTAGGTTTGCCAGCAGTTTTCGCGCCCTGCTCTCCGAAGCGGATAGTCTTAACCTTGTCACCCTCTTTCGCTACTACAACGTGCGACTTCTTGGGGTGGCTAGGCGTGCGCTTAGGTTTGTTATAACCCGAAACGCCAGCTCGTTCAAGTCTAGGATCTTTCTTAGTAGGCATGGTTACTCCTCTATCTTGTAGATTCTGTTGTATTCATCATACATTTCTTGAGTAAGTGACTCTATCTCAGCATCCAAAGCTTCGTAGTCAGGGTATCCTCTACGTAGCTCTTCGCGTTTAGCTTTAGATATTGCAGCCTTGTAGTCGCGTATCACACCTTTATACTCTATGTCTTTAAATGCCGCCTGTTCGTCGACGTTAAAATCAAGACCTTTTAGGCCAAGTATTTTTGAGAAAATAAGGTTAGAAACGCCCGGCTCTCTACCCGTTATACCAACTTTACCTTCGGCTGCATCCACTACTTTTTCTATGTTAGAAGATCTTGCCATAGGCGGAGAGAATAAGTCGTACCCAAACTTAACGTTGTTAATTAGTTTGTCGAAGTTGCCGTCTGTTGGCTCGTGTATTGAATCGCCTGTATATGGATCTACACCAGCAACCATACCAATGATTGCATTTACAAATGGGCCTCCGGGAGTTAAGCCACCGGGCCACCAATCCTGACCAGCAAATCCATTAGGTAAACCCTTAGCCGTAGATGCTAGTGGGATATAGTCACCTAGACGGTAGTACACTGGATTCTGTTCATCACCCAAGAACGGTATGCGTATATACATGCGTGGACCGAAACCAAACATACGCTCATCTAGACGCTCTGGACCAAGTTCACGTAACTCGTCATCATCACCAGCCATAGAAGAGGTAAGCATGTCTATAAGCACGTATGCTGTCAGAACGTTAGCTATCTTCCAAGGTTGATTAGCGGCTATACGACCAAGCACTGGGGTAATAGCATATGTCCAAGATATAAATGGCATGAACGACTGGCGCATAAACTTAACCACTGGCGCGTCGATGTCGTAGTCTAAGAATGCTTGCCGCGCAAAACGACCAGCCTCAAGCAACATCTCATCGGTAGGCGCATCTAAATTCGCTTTTGCCTGAGAGTCGCCAGCGGCTTTTACAAATGCAGCTAGGCGGAAGACGTTATCTTCAGCAGCGTAAAGTTCAGTAGCTACCTCGTCCAGACGCATAGCCGCTTTACCAGATCGACGTGCTAGCTGCGCGGCTATATTACCTTTATTAGATTCAGCGTTAATGAACGCTGTAACGCGCGTCATAACGTTTTCGTCTCTGACGTTCAAAGTTTTAGCCATATTTTCGTATATAGCTTTCTTAACTTCGACGCTAGAGTAGTTACCAAGCATAGCTCCAGAGCCCATAAAGGCGCGCATGATAGCCAGCTCACCTTCGGTTAGGCTGTCAGAATTAACTTCATACTTATACATCAACTCCGCAGCTTTCCACACCGTTGTAAGGGGTATGTCGTGCAACATGGCTAGAGTTACGTTTGATGCGACGTTAGTTATGTGCGTACCAATGTTGTATATAGTCTTAGATTTCTTAAACACTCGCAGAGAGGCGTTATAAGCTTCGCTATCCACTAGCGGCTTGCGGTTACCCATGTCTCGCATTGCATGGAACACAGGGCCGTGAATAATCTTGCCAGCTATGGCACCGTACTGCTCAGCGTCGTCCGGGATCTTAACCCAAGTACCAGACATACGAGTGGCTCTCCTAGTCTCACTAGACTCATCCTTAATCTCGAGCACTTGTTGCGCGCCGCCAAGGTCAGTACCAAATTCGTCGTTAATTTCCTGCTCAGTATCGAAAACAACCTTGTGTATTGCACCATCGCTGGCTAGGCCGTTAAAGAAGTTTCTTGATGAATAGTAGTTAGCTAAACCACCTACAGTATTACGCATAGCATTAGCTAGCTCTTTAGCTTTCTGTGCGTCCATAGCTTCTTTGTAGTTCAGTTTAGATTTAAACCTATACTGTTTGCCATCGAAGCGATTCATGGTCCAAGTGCGACCGGTGTCTACTTTGTACTCACCATCAACTATAGGCAGCCTACCGTCCAAACGCTCATAAACGTCTTTGCTGACCATAAGCGAGTAAGGTTTACCTAGCGCTGGCTTGACGATAACTTCGTGGAACTCGCCGTCTAGCACTAAGTCGCCGTTAACATCTTCGTCAAACAAGTCACGGTTAGTTTGAATATCAGCTACATCGAACGCAACGCCCTGATTTTTGATTTGCTCGGCTATCTTGCGCATGCCCATAGAGTGACTTGCTACATTGTTAGCATTACTAGCTTGCAACAAAAAGTCAGTGAAATTTTGAGTATCGAACGCTTGTTGTAGATCTTCGGGTAGAAGACTTACATACTCCTCGATACCAGCCATAACAATGTCTGCTTCTTGTTTTAGATTCCTGCTGTTGGGTAGGGCATCTATTTTTGTGCTATCACCGTTAAAGTAATCCATCAAAGCGGTAATATTCTCAGGCGATTGGCGCTCTACATACGAGGCTAGCCTCTCAGTAACCATATACACTGAGTTACGTTGCTCTTTGTATATATCAAAAATGCCACGTAAGGCTGTAGGTACACTGAACTTGGTGTTGAAGTACGTAATTGCACGTTCTATTCTAGGGAAGTCTTTGCGTATCTTGTCAGAGTACTCACGGACTTTCTCTGTAATTACTCTTTCCTTGAAGTCAGCATAGCGCTTCTCTGTAAGGCCAACGGCGTCAAACAGTATCTGCGTTGTCATGTACTTGCCAATACCGTCTTTACCTTTATCCGTTCTGTATATGTCGCCTAAAGATCTACCAACGGAGTCGGTTGGGTTCATATCACTAGAATATTCACCGCTAATTACGCTCATGTCGAGGCGATTACCAACGGGAGTAGGATTACGAGTAGACAGCGCGGCTTTGTCTAGAAGAGCAGCTGTATTTTCTAAAACGCGGTTAGCGGCTGTATTCTCTACCCCAAGGAATGCATTGAACAGGCTAACCATCCTATCCCATATATCTTGCAGTAAACCTCTCCATGGTGCTACGCGCTCACTAGGATCTGATGATATTGCTTTTAGTACTTCCCTAAACTCGCGAAGCGTAGTGCCGTAAGATATCATTTCTAGTACAGCATCTAGCTCATTACCGCTTTGACGAAGGTCGCGAAGTATATTTACTACCTCTAGCGCTTTATCCTTGTACTGCCTTGGTAGCGGCGAATCTTCCAAAAAGCCTTCATCTACGAAATCAATGACATCGTCTATAGCTTCTGAAATGGCAGCTACGTTTTCTGATTCAGGGTTTTGGTATACATACCACTGTAGTGCAGCGTGCAAAGTCTCGTGTAGGATTTCTTCCTGAGATGCTTCTCTGTGTATGTATATCGTGTTCGAGTTAGGATCGTAGTTTGGGTTAGCCTGATCTGGATTATCTTCTAAAAACTCGACCTTAACATCCATGCCAGCTTTAGGGCCACGCACGATATTACCGTTAACAACGATTTCTTCTGTAAATACGCGGGTTATAAGCTGCTGAAGTGACTTGGAATAAGCAGATGAGGTTCCCTTAAACGACGCTACGCGTTTTAAAATACCAACTATACCGCCAGCTTTGTCCGCTTCTGTGAGCGGAGAGGTTACGCCCATCTTTCTTTCGTAGAAGTTACGACGAGTATCTGTGCCACGAACTACATCCAGTTCGTTTAGGGTTCCGTTTTTGTACTCGACAAACGCGCTAGACAGGTTAACGTCGTTTATTTCTTCGTACTCGCGCTGGTTAGTAATTGGCTTACCTGTTTTTCCTAGTCTAGCAGACGCTTGCTCGTACTTTTTAGCGTTAGCTGTAGCCGACCTGTTTTTCTCATTACGTACTTTGCTGAAGGCAATGATAGCCTCTAAGTTTTTAGCACCACCGGCAACAGAAACCAGCTCATCCATTTTAGCGGCAAGTTTTTTGCGTGCTGATATGTACTGACCCAGCGTGCCAACAGCCTTATCATCAGATCTTTTTGACTCTCCGCGAACACCCTTATCAACGTTAGCCGCTAAGTTGTTTGCTTGTTGAGACAGATCAATAATTTGTTTCATCAGCGTGTGGACGCGGCGCATCTGTGGCAGATACCGCTCTGTAGCCTCCGCATCTGGGGCCATAGTACCTTCTTTGTACACTACACCTACTGGCACGTTCTTGGGATCACGCAGCATGCGAACGATACCGGCTAAAACACCTTTAGGCATGTTAACCCGACCTTGCACTTCGCCGCGCTGAGCTTGTACTTCCGCCGACAGTTTATTAAGACTATCGAGTTTAGCCGACATTTCAGCGTATTCGTTTTCGTCGATTAGCGTATCACTATCCGCCTCTTGGGTAGCCTCTACTTCTAAAGCCGCATCTGCTGGGGTAATTACCTCTTCGGTCGGTGTAACAGTTTCTTCGACTGGCGCTTCCAATGGCTGATCAATAGCTTCTAGTTCAGCTTTTGTCTCTGCTAAATCTACAGCTTGTTGTTCTGCTGTGGCTTGTTGCTTAGCTAAGATACTTTGGACGTTAGCGTAAAGCGTAGGATCTGCTTGTTGTAAAACCTGTAATTCTTGCTCAGTAAGATCTCGGTTGATAACTGGCAAACCAGTCTCGTCTTTAGATATTTTAGCGTTCGCAGACTTGAGAGCTTTTAAGTTAGCACTTGCTGTTGCCGCACCGTCAATGAAAGCTATCTTCTCACGTAATGCAGATGCCTTGTCAGATAGCGCCTGACGTTGCTCTTCTAACTTTTGCAGTGCTGCTCTTTTAGCTTTTTCTGACTGACCTTTTATTTTCTTAGGTCTTCGCGAACCAATACGTTCAGCTTGATCTTCTAGCCTTGCAGCTTCTGCAACGAGTGCACGACGTTTTGCACGACTAGAGCCAGCGCCGCGACGCAAGATTTCATTCTGGGACGCTGCAAATTCTCGCTGTGGCCCTTCTTCAAAGTCAAAAGCCGCTTGTGATTCATCAGCGACTACAGCTGGCTCTTCTTGTAGCTCCGCTTCTTTAGGCGGTGTATACCCACGATAAGGTGCCCCAGTCTCATCTAGCTGCTCGTACTCTGAAACAATAGGAGCGCTAACATCCATCTCGAGTTGTTCAGTTGGCGCAGGTGGTGGTAAAGTGGTTGGCGCGGTTAGGTCTTTTTCACCGAGTTCGTTGTTTGGAATCTTTCTCTGGATAGCGCCGCCAGCACCGCCCATGGTTCCACCGACAATACCACCAGCAACGGCAGCGTTTAACAAAGCGGACTGCATTTCTTCTGGCGACTGTGTGCCATCTAGCGCAATTTCCATGCCAGTTTGTACTACTTCTGTGCCAGCCTCTGTTAGTCCCGCCGTTGCGAAACCTTTGATCGCTCTATCTACTAAGTTACCGGTAAATCCGCCAGTCTTCATGCGTAGCGAACCAGATAGCGCAGCAGGTACAGCAGCTTCAGCAGCACCATAAAGAGGCGCTAGTGCAAGAGCAGCCCAAGGATCAGGGTCACCGTCAGCACCAGAAGCTTCGTACAGTGAACCAAAACCTAATCCAGAACCAACCATTGTTGATTTAGCTAACGCTTCACCTTGTGCTAATGCAGCGCGCCTAGCTGCAAAACTAGCCCCTGCCTCTAAACCAGCGCCACCTAATGCTCTCGGTGCCAACGCACCCAGACGAGCTAACCCAGTCGCCGAAGCTGCTTGACCTAGACCCGGAACAAATTGGGCAGCAGTAATACCAGCCATAATAGGCACTTGCTTACCTAATTGATATTGCGCGTAGTCTATAAAGTCGCCAACGCCTTCAACGTCTTCTATACGCTCTAGGCCGGGCTTACCTGCTAAGTATGCTTCGTATTGCTGAGCTTCTGCCGACTTTCTTAAAGATTCAGCTGCGCCTTCAGCACCTGCAATATCGGCCAAGCCAGCAACCGCGCTAATTCCAAGACTTTGGAGTACGTCAGTGCCGGAGCTTATACCAGCAGCGAAATCGCCCTTATTGGCACCTGTGGGTACACCGAGAAGTCCAGCTACATAGTATGGGTCTTGGCCAGTACTATTGCTATATTCAACTATTAATTGCTCGTCCGATACGCCCTGTAGGTGCTTAGGTGCAGTACTGCGAAGCTGATCAAGGTTATATATGCCAGCCATTTAATAGCTCCTAATTTTGTTACATTCCGGTGTAAGGACTTAGGCCACGCTGC